TCAAGGGTGATCTGGCAAGCGGCCAGCATGGCCTCCACGGCAGCGAGTGGCACGGTCTGGCCCTGTGCTGCGGCAAGCTCCACAATCAAGCCCGGCTGGCCCGGTGTGGTGGTCGGCTCGCCTTCGCTGTCGAACGTGGTCAGCGGCAGCAGGTTGGCGAAGTCCTCGTCCATCAGGCCAACGCTGATCCAGTGCGTTGCGGGTGCTTCGCCAGTTGGAGAGAGGGGCACAGACCACATGCCCTGCGCTGATGCGCCAGCAAGGCCAGCGGCTAGGCCACGGGCAAGGGCGACGTAGGCGTCAGGAGTTATCAAACAACGATGCCGCCAAATGGTACTCATAGCGAAATCCCCACTTTCGAAGCAGTAAACCGCTCAAGGACGTTGATGTCGGGCGTCAACCACGATCAGATTTCTGTGTACCCACGTGGTCATATCGTGATCCCAGTCTTGGTCGCTTGGAATTTCTCCAACACCGTGATGTCGTTGGCGCTGAGTTGGGCGCCGATGATGCTCAGGCCGTAGAACCGCCCGTTGAATGGCAGGGTGGTGCCGCCACGGCGGAACAGGTAAAGCGGGTAGTTGCCGAAGTTGCCGGTGCCTTGGTCAGACGCGCTGGTTGCCACTTGCGTACCGTTGGCGCGCAGTGCTACGGAGTCACCTGAAATGTTTGCGGTTCCGGTCAGTACGCTGGTCACGGGAGCTGTGTACGCAGCAGAAGTAGTCGGCGCGTAAGAAACAGCAGCCGCTGTTCCACGGCTACCCCACGAAAACCTCTCAGACCCACTGCCGGGTGTGAATGCAACAAAGCTACCAGCATTTAAGTTGGCCGCCGCGCTAAACTCCAACAAAGCACTGACCGCCGCATCACTCAGCTTGCGCACCCCCGCCACCACAGTCACTTTGTCGGTGCCGATGTTCTGGAAGGCGGTTGCGGTCGAGCCGGTTTCGAGCTGGGCGCCCCAGAGGTAAGCGTCCCCAGCGGTTGAACTCGCCACGTAAGCGGCAGACGCGTCGTCAACTAACGTGAAATACACCGCGTCCGAAACCGAGGCTGTGGGGGTCACAGTAAAGACACACCTGTAAAACCCGTTCGATGAAGCGGTTACCGAGGCTGTAATACCCGAGTCAACTGCCCCAAGAGCGCCCGTCCCAATATTGAAATTGGCGCGTTTAGAAGCACCCGCGACAGCGGCTGGTAGCCCAATCTGGATGAAGGTTTTTGTGCCTGCTTTTGCGTAAAAGGAAATTGTGATTGGCACCCCATTTGTAAACGCAAGGCCGTCACGGGAAATTCGGTTTGATGTGGTTGTGCTTGATGTAACCGTGTCCGCAGTGGTCGTGCCATCTGGTGCCGCCACGGTGTTGGCCGTTATCGTGACGCCTGTTTTTGTCCAGTACACGTCATCAAACGCACTCGGACTCGTGAACAGGTTTCGCCGCGCCAGCCCGTCCGATGTGCAGGTTGCCAAGTCCCAGCTAGGCGTGACCATGCCATCGTCGGTGCCGTCGCAGAGCAAGTGCAAAAACCCGGCTGACACATCGTAGTCAGAGGGGGTAACGGCCACGTTGCCGACCCGTTGGTAAGAGGTTGGAACGGACATTTACAGCACCCCAATGCTAAAATGACGAAGCCCGAAACCGCTGCGAACGGAATCGGGCTTCTGACCACCCCATTGCTTTACAGGAGCAACAGCATGGCTATTGAGAATCTTACCCCAGACCGTTTGCGCGAACTGCTGCACTACGACCCCGAGACGGGCGTGTTTACGTGGCGCGTTGATCGAGGCCGCAACAAACTTTCCGGCTTGCCCGCAGGCAGTCTCACTGCAAAGGGCTACCTGAACATCAGCATTGACGGCAAGGAGTATTACGCCCACGCGCTTGCATGGATGTACGTTCACGGCTACCTGCCCGCAATGCGCCAAATTGACCGCATCAACGGCGACAGGCTGGACAACCGCATTGCCAATTTCCGGCTCCACATCAAAACCAAAGACATCCCGCTGACCATTGATCGTGTCCGAGAGGTTTTGAGCTATGACCCGGAGACTGGCGTTTTTCGATGGCTTGTAGCCGTCACCAACGGGGTCAAGGTTGATCAGCAATGGGGCGCTGTCGATGCTGCCGGATACCGTCGCGGGAAGTTCGGCCCGGCACAAGTCGCCGCACACAGGATGGCATGGTTCTACACCTACGGCGAGTGGCCTACGGGCGAAATTGACCACATCAACGGGCTGCGGGATGACAACAGGATTGCGAACCTGCGAGACGTTGACCGCGCCACGAACATGCAGAACCAGCGAGTTGCACAAAAAGGCAACCTGTCGGGGTATCTTGGCGTCCGCAAAAACGGGAACGGCTGGACTGCCCACCTCCAGTTTGAGGGGAAAATGCGGAGCTTTGGCACCTTCAAAACGCCGGAAGAAGCTCACGCCGCGTACCTTGCGGCAAAGCGCCTCCACCATCCGGGGTTTGTTGAGTCGGTTACTCACGGGTTTCCTCCAATTGCGCCCGCAGCACAGACCCCGTAACCGTCAGCGTCAGGGTGCCAGCCGTGGGGGTGAAGGCCAAGGAAACGCGGTCATTCGCCCCGGTGCCCACCAAGGGGCCGGAAGTTGAAACCCCACTCAGCGTGACGGTGCCGGTGCCCCAGAACGAAAGCACATGCAGGCCAGCGCGGACAGTGACGTTTTGGGTTGCCAGCGTCTCCGTGTTGACGAGCATGTTCTTTCGGGCTGAAAGAACTGGACGCGCCAGAGCCGTACTCTGGCTCGCGTGCAGGCCGGGGAGTTCGCGGACGGAGAACTGAGTAATCACACTGTTAAGTGTGCTGACGTAAGCCTGCACATAGGCAACTCCCGATGTAGCTACAACACGAAAGGTATATGTTCCCGGCGATGTAATCACATTTGCTGTCAGGACGTTGCCCAGAACAACTGGACGAATCTGCCCGCCAGAGATAGATGTCACCGTGATTGTGACTTGATAGGTTCTCCCCGTGACTACAGGAAGCGCAGTAGTAGCTGTCACTAGCGACGTTCCAGCCACAACTGACGTAGATACTGCGGCACCACCTTCGATGGTTGTGCCCGCACCAGCAGTCCATCCACTTGACGATGAAAATCCCCCACTATTTGGGGCCAACTCACCCCCCAGCACCAGCCCCCGAGACTTGTCCAGCATCAAGCCAACGGGCTGGCCAACCGCTGTCACGGGTGTGGTGCCTGCGCTGTCTTGGTAGAGGGTCGGGAGAGGGTGGTACTGGTAGTAGTCCTGTACGCCGTCGGTGATGCGCTGGTAGGGGGTGGCGGCGGTGCCTAGGTCGAGCTGGGCGCCCCAGAGGTAGATGCCGCTGGTGCCGTCGCCCGCATAAGATGTGTTTTGGCGGAGGGAGAAGCGGAAATCACCGGCAAGCGTCGCCCCAGCCCGCGTAATCGTCGCAGAGCAGCGGTACCACCCATCACCTTCGTCCGTCATAGAGGCGCTGACTGCTACGCTGTTGGCATTTCCCGCACCGATGGTGGCGACACCCGTTGTCAGGTTGTAAGTGCCCAAAAGAACGGCAGCGTAGTCAATGGTCAGGACATCAATTTCGCCCTTCTTGGCGTAAATGGTCGCTGTGTATGTGGCGCCTTGGGTGACGGTGACTGATTGGGTCGCTTGGTGGTTCGATGTGGCTGCGGTTTCGATCAGCTTGTCGGCTGCCATCGACCCGTCAGGTGCCGCAATAGCGTTGGCCGTCACCGTCGTGGCTGTCTTCGTCCACGCCGCGTTGTCAAACTGCTCCGAATACGTCAGCAGGTTCCTGCGCCAGTTCCAGATGAAGTCGGACGGGTCGTACCAGACTTGGGGGGAGGTGCTGTAGGCGTTGCGGATGTTTGCCGCAGCCTGTGTGAGAGTCAGGCCAGAGCCAACCCGGCCCATTGCCCCAATGCGTAGGCCGAACATGCTCTGTGCCTCCCTTACGCTTGGATTGCTGCGATCTTGTCGCCGGGGTTCACCCCGAAGTATTCAGGCACCCCCGCAGTGATGCGCATGTCAGTTGTCACCGCTGTGGGGTTGCTGCCGCCGCGAATGCAGGTATCCGCATCGGCCTGGATGCGCACAAAGCGGGTGTTGGCGCCAAAGGCGACCGACTGCACGCTGGTGGTGGTGAATGTGACGACTTGGGTGCCCAAGCTGGGCAGGGTGGCCATCTGAGGCTCGCCGCCAATGTCAGCCCGGTTGTTCGGCATCCGTTTGAATTCAGTGATGTAGAGCTTGGCCATGGGATACCCCGACAAGGCCGCGTGATGCGGCGTTGCCGGGGAGTTTGTTGGGCCAGCCCGCTATCTCCAAACTTAGGTGGGGTCAGAGCGCCTCGCGCACGCGGGCGGTTTCCTCGCGGAACTGCGCCCTCATAGCCTTGGGGGCGGTGTCAGCGATGCGCTGATCCTTGTCCTTGGCCATTTCGCGCACCCGCTTCCAGATGGCCGGCATATTGGGCGACATCCGCTGATCCGGGTTCTTTTCGTTCCAGGCGTCCATGGCTTCGCGGGCTTCGGCCACCATGCCATCATCCTTCTCAAACAGGCCGCGCGCCCACTTGGCGCGGATGTTCTGCGCGGTGGTGTTGTAGAAGTCCTTCTGGCGTTGCATGAGGTAGTTGGCCTCCTGCACCTTGGCCACGGTGTTGGGCTGGAACCCGATGGCTTTCAGGCCGGCCTCGGTGCCGGTGGTTTCGATGACCTTGAAGCCCTTGGTGTCGCGGTACATATCGGTCGCGGCCATGTCCGCGCCTTTGGCCAGGTTGCGGATCGCCACCGGGCTCATGTTCAGGCCGGCCTCGTACACATTGCCTTTGGCGAGCGCCATGAACGAGTCCTTGCCGCGCTGCAGCAGGTCGCCGGCCGGACCAAGCACCTCCAGCACGTCGCGTGCGTTGCTGTTGCGCTGCAGGAAGGCTCCAGTACCAGGAACCAGGTTGCCCATGCCGAAGCGGCCTGACACGTCGATGGGCACGCCGGCCACACCGGAAATACCGCGCTCGATGAACTGCGCAGCCGCCTCGCCAAACAGTTCCTCCAGCAACTCCTGCTTGGCCTGTTTGGAGCTGAAGTTGTAGCCCATGATCTGGGCGATGGTGTCGGCAATGTCCTCGCCGTCCTCCATGAACGGCAGGCCGCCAGCGCCGCCCATCAGCAGCAGCACCGCCACCGCCAGCAGCGCCGCGCGCTTGCCTTCTGGCCCGCCTTGGGTGGCCATGCGGTGCAGTAATTCGATATAACTGATACTATAAGTTTTGAACGTGAAAATTGTTGCCCCGATGGCGCCGCGCGCCCACTGAGGGCGGTTCGCCTTCGAGTAGATGAACTGCGTTTCCTGCACGGCCTTCTTGGCAAAAGCAGCCGGGTCGGCCATCTCCTGCGCCTTGGCGATGCGGTAGGCCGCAACGAACGTCGTGCGCCGGTTGAACTGCTCAGCCACGCCGAACACCTTGCCCCAGGCCAGCGCCGTCTTCGACCAGGCGTTGCCACCCTTGGCCAGCAGCTCGCCGCGCACGGTGCCATCGCCAGAGCGCAGCGAGCCGGCGCCCTTGGCCTGCGCCATGAGCTGGAACACCTCTTGGGGGCTGACCGTGCCGTCGTCTTCCGCGTTTTTGAGGGCTCGCGCCAGGTCGGGCTCGTAGTTCTTCTTGCCAGCGGCGTAGTCCCGTGTGGCACGCAGCATTTCGGCACCGGCCTGCTTCACACCCCCAAACTGCGACAGGTAGGGGAACGACACCTGGAACGGCTGCAGGGCGTTGATGATGGCCGACGAGATGTTGCCACCCAGGTACTGCGCGAACAGCAGCCCACGGAAAGCCTGGGCTTCTTCCTGCGGGTTCTTGATGTACTCGCCCAGCTTGACCGCCACGTCCTTGACCTCGCCCTGCCCCTGCGGAATAGCGTTGATGGCGTCCGTCAAGTCACCAATGTGCAGCGCGGCGGCCGTTTGACGGGCGTTGGAGTAGATGAAGTTGGCCAGCACCCGGCCCACGTCCTGCGAATAGCCCAGGATGCCCTTGCGCTGGATCAGGCGCTTCATGGCGCTGCGGTTGTTCTTCGTCAGCTTCAGGTAGGCCTGAAAAGCCTGGTCCTGCGCGCTGTCCCCGGTGTCGGACAGGCCCAGCATGTTGCCGAACAGCTCCAGCGTTTCCGGGGTGATGCCCTGGAACAGCTTGAACGACTCGTCAGACAGCGTGCCCTGCGAGACAGCATCCTTGCCGAACTCACCGCGCATACGGGCGGCCATCTGGTTGGCCTCGCGCATCGACTCAAACAGCCCGAAATACTGCCGGCCTTCTTCCGTCACCACGTCCACGGTGTACTTGCCGAAGCGGGACAGCGGCGCGTAGCCCTGCTCCTTCAGGCGTGTCACCTTGTCGGCGCGGTCCATGATGCCGTTGGCGGTGGCCAGCAGCATCTCGGCGCGGTCGGGATCGGCTTCTGCCAAGCTGATGAAGTAGTCGCGCGCCAGCAAAGCGGCTTCGTCTACGGTGCCGGCCTCCATGATCTGGTCTTTGATGCTGGCGCCGTCTTTGCCCACGAAGCGCACCAGGTCGGACTTGGCTAGGTTGTCCAGGCTCTTGTCGATGGCGGCGCGCACCTCCCGGTACAGGCCAATCTGGTTGTCGTTGAGCTTCCAGATCGCTTTCAGCTCGGCATCGGTCCACACCACGCCAGGGTTCAGCATCTGAGACTCGTAGCGGGACTCGATCAACTTCTCGTACTGCTCTTGGGGCAGGCCCTGCCACATGCGCAGCACACCCTCGCTGATCTTGTCGTTGCGCAGCAGGCGCCGGGCCTTTTGGTCGGCACTCATATCGGCGGCCTGCGCCTCCAGCTCGGCTACCTTCACCGGACGGCCGGATTCGTCGCGGGCCCACAGCAGCGTGCCCTCGTTGATGGGCGCCTCGATGGCCTTGTTATCCTCTGCGGAAATGGGCGACTTGGCGATGTCCTTCCAGTTCTCCAGCTTGGGCAGCATCTTCGGCGCCATGTCGGCCGCGTCCGTGGCGTAGTAGCTCACATCGTCAATGAAGCTCTGCGCGGCGTTGAACACCGGCTTGAAAGCAGGATGGCGCTCGGCCAGGCCGTACATTGTTCCTACGGTCTTCGACCACCATGACAGCTTGCCAGGCGCGGTCAGGGTCATCTTGAGCTGGTCGGTCGCCATGCCGGCCAGCTCGCGGGGGGAGCGGCTGAGAGCCGCTGTGTTCAGGCTGTCGCCGTCGCCTGAGAATCGAATTCCTGCGCCATCTGCATCCGCGTCGAAGGATTGAGCAATTTTTTGCCGAATTCGTTGAAGTTCATCGGCTCGTTGCTGTCCAGTGAGCGCTGCAGGTGCGCCTGGAACACGCGGCCCATTGCCAACTGGCTGGCCAGCTTGGACACCTGCCGGTCGTAATTGCCGAACCTGGTCTGGTAGTCCACTTTGATTTGCCGGGCTTCCGAAAGCGTCATTGAATGCTCCATAGGTTTTGGGCGCAGTCACGCGCAACAGCTCAGGGTTGGAATAGTAGACCATTCCAGCCCTGGCGAAAAGCTCCGCGACCACCTCTGATTCGGTCAACTCCGGTTCATCCAGCGGATGATCCAGAATGTCCTTCATGGCTGCGCTTTTGGCATACGCAGCTTCCAGATCAACACGCAAGTCGCCACCATTGGCAAGGCGCTTGCTTGAGGCGCTGATGGTTTTGCGACCGCCCACGTGGTCAATCGAGTGCAGTACTTCCTCGATCATGTACTGCACGTCTTCTGCCCTGGTGCGCGGAACTGCTTGGTTGTAGTGGATCACGCCATCCATGCCGTAGCGCATTGGCGTTGTGGGCATGTCGGCGCGCTTTTCGTTGATGACCAACGGCGCTAGGTCAAAGCCCATCACCTCTGCTGCATCGGCCACGGCNACGTTCTTGTTGGTCAGGCCCTTGGCGTACTTGCCCGAAGCAAAGAACTGGCGGGCGGCCAGGGATGCGGCCAGGGACTGAGGCTCAACCGTTCGGCCCTGAGACAACCGGGTCTGCTGGGTCATTTGCGCCAGCTCGGTGCCGTACTTGGCACGCGCGCGGCCCAGGTTCTTCTCGCCACCCATGGCAGCGCGCACCATGTCGCTGACGAACTTCTCGGCGTCCGTGCGGGTCAGGCCGCGTATCCAGTCGCCAAAATTCCCAGGAAAACCCAGGCGGTCAGCCACGTTGGCCAGCCACGACAGCATGGCCTTGACCATGCCCGGCAGGCGGTTGGTGCCGATGCCGTCAGCAGACAGTTCCTCGCTGACCATGGCCAGCGCTTCCTCGGCCGCCAGTGCGTCATAGGCTGCGGCCGGCATGGTTCCGGCCTTCTCCACGCCCTCGGGTGATGCCTTCCACTCCCGCACAAAGCGCTGCACCAGCAGGTTCTTGGAGAACTTGCCCAGCATCGCCGCATAATCTTCGGCAGGAATGACCTTTTGCAAACCCAGGTGGAACAGCTCATGGAAAAGCGTAGCGTAGGCGTCCCCCATGGATCGGATGTTGTCGGAGAACAGGTAGATGCGCCCACCCGTCAGCACCCCAGTTGGCTTCGCCCCGGCTGGGACTTGGAGCCCAGGCACTTGGCTTGGGTTTCCAATTACCGTGACTGGCAAGACATCAAGAGCGACCTTCTGCACCTTGTCAACAAGGCGCTGAATCTGGTCCGGGGTTGGTTTAGGCCCAGGTGATGCGGGGGCCAGCAGGCCCTGGCTGAACATCGCCACGTTGCCCGCGTCGTCTTCCTTGGTCTGGATCGTGTCGAACAACGTCTGGAAAGCGTCAGATACCGGGGCAATCTCTGAAGGCAGCAGGTAGGGGTAGCGCTCGACGTTCTTGCCGACCTCGGGCGCGGCGCGCACGTTGGCCAAGAAGTCGTTGTGGTAGCCCTGCTCCATCATCCGGGTCTGGATGTAGTTTTCAAACGACCGGGCAGCGCGCTCAATCACGCGGGACCAATACCCCTCGGCATCTTTCACGCCATCCAGCAGGCGCGCCCGCTTGAGCATGGGAGAAGCGTCCAAGGTCTTCACCAGATCGGCAAACGCCTGTTCCACTTCGGCGCGCACGCCCTGCTTGTGGTTGGGGTCTTCCATCCACTGGTCAGCAGTCAGGTATTTGCTCTCAGGGCTGCTCTTGCGCCACTCGGCCAGGCGCTCCTTGGTCAGCGGCGTACCCCGGCCGTCCTTGCGGACCATCATCGGGGTGGTCTTGTACGTGACAAAGTTGTCGCGCCTGTAGGCGTTTTGGTCGCCAGCAAACGGCACCTCGCCACCGCGCTTGCGGGCGAAGTAGTTGTCCAGGGCGTGGAACCACTCGTGGGCCAGCGCACCGGCCCCTCGGGTCTTGGTCAGGTTGATGACCAGGTTGGATGGCTCAAAGTGGGCAGATGCCCAGCCGCTGCCGCGCGAGCCAAATGCGATGCCCAGCGAACCCTCCAGCGAAATGGCCTTGGGCGGGATGCCCAGCAAGTCGGACAAGTCCATCAGCGCGTCGTAGGAGCTGTTGAGCATGAACTGGCGCTCTTGTGCACCAGTGCCCTGCTTCATCCACGAACCGAACTCTCCCCCGCGAAAGCCAAACTGCTTCTCAAATTCTTCGGCGGTCACATCGCGGCCCTTGCGGTGGTCCTTGCCAGCGCGCTCACGGTTGGTTTCGCTGCGCAGATCGCGCTCGGTGATGTTGTCGCGCGACTTCACGCCTTCCCATGCAGCCACCAGGTCGGCGTACTGCTCTTTGACCGCCTTGCGGGCTTCTTCGACGGTAGCAAACTCCATCAGGCGGCGGTTTTCCTTGTCGCCCTTCTTGTTGATGAACACTTTGCGGTCGCCACGGCTCTCCTGGCGAATCTCAAACTGCATCTTGGCTTCGGGCGCTGCGTCACCCAGCAAGGCCTTGATCGCATCCATGTGGTCCAGCACATTGCCGGAACCGCGCAGCCAGTGGTTTTTCCCATCAATGGTGACGCTGGTGGATGGCGTCGGAATCGACTGGCCACCTTCATACCGCACCGCGTTGGGCGCCTCAGACACATCCCCGATCTGCTTCCACTTGGCGCGGTCAACTTGCTCCAGCAGCTTGATTTTGGCGGCCAGATCGCGCAGCGCGTAGACCTTCTGCATTTCTTCCACCAGCTTGTCGCGGCTGATGTCCCCGCGCACCACTTGGGCGGCAAAGTCGCGCAACACCTTGACCTTGCTCACCCAGGCCTTGACCTTGTACGCCACACGCGGCTTGGCCGGGATAGCGTCACGCAGCACATAGGCCACGGCAGCAGTCGAAATGTCCTCGATGGCATCGTTCTCAGCGGCCGGCCAAATCTGGCTGAGCGGCAGTGTGGCGATCTTGTCGTCCGTCAGGTCTTCGCTCAGTTTGGCGGCCATGTTGCGGCGGGCTGGGGGCAGCCTTTCACCAAAGTTCTCGACGGCGCCGGTGGCTTGTGCACCTAGCTCCTGCTCAGCAACGGCAGGCGCCTTCACCACCGGCCCGGCCGCCAGTTCCTTGGCTTCCGGCTGGGTGGAGTGCCAGCGCGGGCGCTCGTTGGGCGTATCCATCCACTTGCCGTCTTTGGGCATGACACGTTGCACGCGCACGCTCCAGTTGCCATCGGCATCGGCCGGGGTGTATTCCAGCACACGGTCGTGCCCGCCGTAGCCCTTCACGATGTTGCCAGGGGTGAAGTAGGCGGCGCGCTGGGCTTCTGCCTCGGCGGCTTTCTTGGCGCGGACGCCAGCCAGGCCCTTCTTGGGCGCTTCGGGAGCTGGTGCAGCCGGCTTGGCCGCCATACCCAGCTTCTCGCGCGCCTTGTCGATAACCTTCTGCGCCCACAGCTTGTAAGAGGCCTCTTGAAATGCCTGCTTGGCAAACTCGCCGGTCTTGATCGACTCCCACTGCTTGTTAAACCGCGCCTTCAGCATGGGCGACAGCTTTGTGACGTAGCGGTTGTCAAACGGGTGCTCAAACCCACGCGCAATCATGTCCAGGGTGGCGCGGTCGCGGGTGATGCGGCCCATGCGCTCCTCTTTGCTCTTGCGCTGGGGCGGTGTGGAGGATGGTGCGTCCAGTGCGACACGCATCTGGTCGGACAGTGCCTCCTGCATCTTCTGGATGCCTTGGTGGTAGGGGTCTGCTGCCTTGGCCTCACGGTCGGCCTGCTGGCGCAGCCCATCACCAGCCGCTACGCCAACGTCCTCGTCGGTCAGGCCGGTCGCATCCATGTAGCCCTGCACGCTGATGACGCCATCCAGCAGGGCTTTGTCCTGATTGGCAAGGTCTTCGGCGGTCAGCTTGGGGGTCTTGGCTTTTTCTGCAGGTTTCGCCTCTGCCGCCTGCTCCACCTCACGGATCAGGTCGGCCATCGCCTTGACGTTGCGGATGGTCGGGTGCTGGCCGCGCCAGTTGCCGGTCGTGGTCAGATACCAGCCGGGGGTGTCAGCCTTGACGGTCCAATCCTGGCCGTCAATGGTCACGATGTCGCCGTCGCTGTACGGGTTGAACATCGAGACTTTGGTGGGGTCACGGCGGGTGCCGGTGGCGGCAGGGGCTGCCTTGGCCTCCAACTTGTTGAGCTTGACGATCTGCTCCACGCCGTTGTCGAACTTCACCATGGCGCCGTCGAACACGCCGTTCTTGTCGGGGCTGATGAACAGGTCAATCACACCAGACTGCCCACCCGAATCCTTCATGGTCACGCGCTGGCCCAAGTCAAACGGCGCGTAGCCTTGGATCAGCTCGCCATCGCGGTAGAAGGGCTCGCCTGCAGGCTTGAAGCCTTCGGGCAGTTGGGCTACACTTTGTCTCGCTTCGGTCCCCTGTTCTGCGGGAGGCGTAGAATCAGCGCCAGCGGAGACGCCAGTCCTCCCTTCGTTGGCAACCGAAGCCTTCTTCTCCTCGTCGTAGGCGGTCAACAACCAGTGCTTGACCTTGCCGTCCCAATCCAGGCGAACCAGCGCCCGGCCACTGCGATTTGCCAGAATCACCCGGTTCTCGCTGCGCTTCTGCACCGACAGTGAACTCACAAACCCCTGCAGATCATCCAGCACTTCGCTGTGCTTCTTGATGATTTTGGCTAGGCCCATGCCGTCTTCGTAATCCTCGGCGGCGCTTCCTTCTTTGCCCCACACCAGATCAATGTCGCCCACATCCGGGTGATTCAGCGCGGCCACCGCCTCGCCGTCTTTCAGATCAGTCAGCGCCTTGATAGCGCCTTGGGCATCTCCACGGTACTGCGTCAGGATGGGTCCAAATGGGCCGACTTCCTGCGCCGTCAGCGTCCTGATGAAAGCATCCGCCTTGTCTTGGGCGTTGTATTCGTCGGTGACGGTGAACTTGCGGGCGCCATCGACCTTGACTTCCACCTCGTTGTAGCGGCCAGCGTTCTCGTAGATGCGAGCCACCACCTCCCGGCCATCGGCCAGGGTGATGTTGCGGCCAAAGTAGCGCTTGCCGCCGTAGCCTGTCCCGGCCATGCTCCAGCCGGTGTCCTTGGCTTTGCTGGGTGCGGGGGTGTCGTTCGCCTCGGGCATAGCGTCCTCGGCCATGCGCAGGGTTTCGCTGAACGGTCGGCGCGAGCTGGTGCGGCCAATCTCCTTGCCGTCTTTGGTGACGGTGTAGCTGGCGCTGGTGCCTTCCAGGTTGCCTTTGACCGTGGCCACGTAAATGGAGCCATCAGCAACGCGGGTGAGGGTTGCAGACCTCTTTTCCGAGTCAGGGACGAATGACGATGCGCCAATGTCCGGGAACTGCCATTCCTTGCTCGGCATCCAGGCTGCAGGCGGCAGCGTGCCGTCCTTCAGGTACTTCTCCCACGCGGGCTTCATGTCGCCGCGCGGCACCTTCACATCCTCCAGCTTGATGCCCACCGCCTCGGCATAGTCGCGTGCGGCCTCGAAGTCGCCTTCTTCGATCATGTTGGTGACAGCAGCCATCTGACCCCCGCTGCCGCCCTGCACGCCGTCGTTCTGGTCTGGCTTGGCCGTCTTCTGGCCGCTGTCCTTGAAGCCAGGCGAGCTGTTGACCGTCTTGCGGAACTCCAGCAGGCCGCGCACTGAATTGCGCACCTTGAACTTGCCGTCGCCTGGCACGTCGAAGGTGATGAACCCGGTTTCGGTGTTCCTGCCCAGCATCCCGTTGCCGGTATACATGCTGATGGCGTCTTTCTCGCCCAGGCGCTTTACGGCTTCGTCGTAGTCGGCCCGGTCGGGAGCCTGCAGCAGTTCCTTGTCAATCTCGGCCAGCAGCCACTTGCGCATTTCGGAAGGCTTGGTGTCCTCATTCTTGGCTGCGGTCTTGAGGGAGTCGTTCACCACGCCTTTGGTGGCGGCTTCGGGCTTTTCGCCGGGGTCTTGGTGCGATGCCTGTTTGGCATCCAACTCCTTGACCTTGGCCACCACGTGGAACTTCACGGCGGTCAGGTTGTCGCCCAGTTCTTCGGTGGACACCACTTTGTCGCCAATGCGATACTCGATGACGTACACGCCGTTGCTGGGGTTCTGCACCGTGGCCCAGTGAATGCGCGGGTCGGGTGAGTAGCGGTGCACCGGGCGGTTGGTGAAGTTATTTTCTGCTTCACTCCAGGCACTGGGTTTTGCGGGCTCGCCCAACTTCGCATCAATGACCGACTTCGTGTAGGTTTTCCACTCGTCTTCGGTGTACTCGTTCTTGTTCTTGAGCGTGCCGTCTTCGCGCTTGGCTAGGATGGGCTCTGCCGATGCGGGTGCTGCTGCAGGGGCCGGGGCTGGTGCTGCAACCGGTGTGGCTGCTGCCGCCTGCTTGCGCTTGACCACAAAACCCTTGTCGGTTGCGCCCAGCGTAGACGCCTCGACAACCTCATGGGAATCGGTCAGGCCGCGCTTGCGCATCTCAACAGCCGCCGCCATCCGAGTGGCAAAGAACCCACCGCCCTTGCGGGTGATGACATCAAACATGGGGCTGTTTGCGTCTTCGGCGCTTTGGGCAGCCTGCTTCTCGCCAGTGGGGTCAAGGTTGTCGCGGGCGACGACACTGCCGATCTTGCGCTTGCCTTCTTTGGTGAAGGTCGGGATGGTCTTGCGGTCGCCATCCAGATCAGACTGGCGCACGTTCACCGTGTCGCCGTACACCGTCTTGACAGGGACGATGGCGTCTGGTGTTGCGCCTACTTGCTCGGGTACATCGGCTGCTTTTTCTTGTCGCGCTTGGGTGGTTTCGACGGCATTACTGGTTTGAAGGGCATTTGTGGGCTCCGTGGTGGTGGATGGGGTTTCGGCTGGGGCTGGCGCGGGTTCTGCAACGGCTTCCACAGCAGGGGCTGCAGCAGGTGCAGCGGGCGCGGCTTCGGCCTTGCGGCGGGCGATCACGTTCTTCAGGCCCTTGACTTTGGCCTTGGTCTGGGTCGGCCCCTTCGTCAGTGCCTTGTCGCTGTCTCGTCCAGATACTGGTGCAGCGACACTTTCCTGAACAGCGGGTGCAGGTGTTCCGGCAGTTCCTGCGGCGCGTTGTCCGGCATCAGGCGCCAGAAGTCCTGCATCTGGTCGGCCTCCAGCGGCGTCAGCACCCACTGCTCCACCAGTTCCTGCAGCCAGGGCTCCAGCGGCATCGGTGTTGCTGACATTGCTCGCTCCTTGAGGGTTGTCGAACATCGGGGGCAACTGGGCCAGCAGGCGGCCTGCTTGTTCCACCGTGATGCCAAACTTGGCTGCCACCATCGTGGGCGACGAAAACCCGATGTCGTTGACGTAGTTGTCGACCTGATCCAGCAGGCTCGGTGCCAGCAGCACCGGGTCAGCGCCGGTTTCCGGGTTGTCCTCAGCAGCCAGGGCAGCCATGTCGCGCTCGGCTTGGCGCACTGCGGCCTCCATCGAGGCGGGGCCGTCCACAGCTTCGGCGGCGGTGCGGGACAACACGCCTGCGTTGGGGTCGATGCCCATGGACTCGCTGGGCTTGACCACGGCACGCAGCGGGTCGGCGCCACCCATCAGGCCGTTGCTCTGACCACCCAGCATCGCGGCGGCATCGTTGCCGGTCAGCGAAGGTGGGTTGACGAACGGGGCAGGTGGCTGTTCTGCGGCTGGTGCGGGGGGTTGCGCTGGCGGCGGCGCGGGCGGCTGGCCAGCGTTGGGGTCGGGCAGGCCTTGCGCTTGCGGCTGGCGGGTCAGCGCAGCGGCTCCACCACCCATGACGCCACCGGCCAGCACACCCATCACGCCGGCATCGGCTAGGCCTTCGGTGACGGGCTTGTCCAGGGCAATGTTCTGCAGCGCCTGCTCGGACAGCGACTGCGGCAGTTCTTCCAGCACACCCTCGGACAGCACGCCCTCAGCGGTGCGGCGCAGCAGGCCTTTGTTTGCGGCGGCTGTGCCTGCATTGAGCGTTCCCTGCGTGAGCGCAGTGTCTACGTCAACGATACCCAGGCGTCGAGAGGCTGCACCACCCACTGCGCCAAACACGCCAGTTGCCAAGCCACTGCCGCCAGCCAGCGCAGCTTGCTTTCCGGTCAGCAGCCCATCCTCGGTTTCTTGGCGGATTTGCTCGGCCGACGAACCAGCGCCCACCAGGCCTTCGCCAAAGGCGCCTGCACCGATGGCACCAACACGCGGGGCAGCAGCCAGCAAAGCACGGGCAGGAACCGCCCCTGCGCCCATGAGGGGTACAGACTCGGCAACAGAGTTGGCAATCAGCGACGGATTGGTCACGGCCACGCCGAACTTGTCCACAATGCCATCGGCTTGCTGGAACTGGCGGCGCTTGTCGTTCAGGTCATCAGACTGAAGGCTGGTCAGGAACTCCTTGGCCTGCTTGGGCCGGAACCCAACAGCACCGCCCTCGTTCTCCAGGAACTTGCCAGCGCGGCCACCTGACACCAGATCAGCCAGGCCGACAGCAGCCTCGGGCACGGCCACCACGCCTTTGGCGACAGACAGGCCCAGATCACCCAACTTGCGGGCTGCGCTGGCCGGCTTGATGATCTTGCCACTCTCCCAGTCAGGCTCCTGATTTGTTGCGCTCGTGGTCGGCGGCGTCATCACGCCTTTTTCCCAGTCAATATCTGCCATCGTTGATCCTTATTGGGCAACCCACTTCTTGCCATCCCACACAGCGCGCTTGCCGTTGACTTCAGACACGGTGCCCACTGGGCGTTGCGTGCCGTTGGGCGCCTCGACTTGCGGCGCTTGTCCACCAAACCGGCGCATCTCCCCCGTTGATTCGTTGACGGCGGCCAACACGCTCTCGGTCTTGTTGCCATTCGCGTCGGTGCCGCCCTGCAGCGCGACACCCTTCCACGACTCGGGCTTTTCTTTGCCTTGAATCTCGCGGATGCGCTTGGCGGCTTTGGCCTGGTCTTCCGGCGTCTTGGCGTTGAGGTACTCGGCTTGCGCGGCCTCCAGGCGCTGCGCAGCGCGGGCTGTGAAGCCTTGGGCTTCTTGCTTCAGGCCAAGCTCGCCGCGCTGGATGCCCTCGGTCATGGCGGCGCGGGCATTGGCGCCCTGCTCTCGGGTGCCAGTGCGAGCGGTTTCGCCTGCGTCTTGAATCTGCTGGCGTGCAATGCCGCCCTGCTGCTGCAGCATTTCCTGCGCCATCGGGTTCTTGCCCTGCTTGAGCGCGTTGTCGGTTTCGAGCGCCTGCTGGTAGGCGATCACGTCCGGTGACTTGGCACCCTGCCCGCCCCATTTGGGGTCGTTGCTCAGGCTGTTGGCCGACACGCGCAAGCTGCGCAGGTCGTTGCGGGCTTGCCAGTCGTTGGCACTGGTGCGGATCGACGGCATGGCCAGTTGCTGGGCGGCCGGGTTCTGGGCGTTGGCGGCTTGCATCCGGGCCAGCGCTTGCTGGTTGGCACCCATGCCAGATGCCAGCGCTTCGGCGGCATTGTTGTTCTGCACGCTGACCGTGCCAGCGCGCGGTGCGGCTTGGGTTCCTGCTTCATCGGTGAAGCTGTTGCCCTTGCGGTAGACGCCATCCACGCTGGTGTTGGTGTAGCCGCTGGGCGGGCCGGCCATTTCGGCGCCTTGCGGCATGGGCGCGGCGGCACCTGGCACCTGGCCCTGGTCGCTGGCCGGGTTTTTTGCCTGCGCTTCGTTGGTGCCGCGCGGGCCGGATGGGCTGGCTGGAGCTGCTGCCACTGGCGTGCGCCGGCCTTCGTTGCCGTAGTTGACGCCACGGGCCTTGTCTTGCATGGCCTGGGCATCACTGGAATACATCAGCGCTGCGCCCAACTTCTTCCATGCAGAGCCCGCGTTCGGGTCTTGAACAGGCACGCCCTGCAGGCGAAGCAGTTCCGCCTCGGTGCCAGTGGCAGACACGGGCGCTTGGGCCAACTGCTGATTGGCGGGCGGCGGGGCAGTTGTGGCCTGAGCTGCTGCCATACCAGCCGCACCGGGCTGCGCCATGGCCTTGATGCGATCCAACTGCTGGCTGGCGGCTTGTGCACCTGCAGATGGCGTGCCCACCATCTGCTGCACCGGGCTGACCGGGCGCTGGGCGGCTGCGGCCTGGGCGCCCTGCACGTACATGGCCGATTGGTTGGCCATGCGCTGCTGATTGGGGTCAACAGCAGGCGCTGCTGGTGCGGCAGCGGGCGGCTGGGCCAGCATTGGGCCGGCATTGGTGCGGGTGAACTGCGGTGCCGGCTGCGTCGGGATTGGCGCCGGGGTGTCCGGGCGCATCGTGCCGGGTCGGGTGAGATTCAGGGGAGCGGCGCCATCAACCACGCCCAAATCGAGGGCCGCAGCCGGTCGGGGGGTGGTTTTGGGGCGGCGCTCGTCAAGGGTGGTTGCCATGGCGTTGACCTTCTCCGGGAGTACCGGGGCAGTCTGCCCGCCATGGGCTCAGGGGCCAAACTTAGGTGGGGTCAGAAGCTCTCTCGTGCCCCGATGCCAGTCGAGGCACGGAACTGGTTGAATGCGGTCGCCACCTGGGTCGCAATGGACTGGGCATCTTTGGTCATGGCTTGGATCATCGTCCCCACCACCTGCTCGGTGAACTTGTTGGCGTTGTCCAGGTACTGCTTGCTTAGGCGCGTGTCGGCTTCAATCTTCTTGAGCTGGGTCGCAGCCACCTTGTTGACCTCCAGCACGTGGCGGTAGGTGGCGTCGTTCAGCAGCATCTCGGCGTCGTGCAGGCGCTTGGTCTTGGCCATGGCCTCGTCGTAGCGGTCGGTTGCTGCGGCGGCCAGGTAGGAACTGAAAGCAGTGATGCCCTGATTGCGGGTGTTGACCAGCAGGCGCAGGGCGCGCTCCAGGTTCTGAGCCTCGCGCCGGCTTTCTTCCTCGTCAATGGTCAGGCTCGCGTCGGCCAGGCCGTAGAGGTTGGCACGCTGGGCCTGCCCCATTTCATACACCAGGGCGCCGGGCGGGGCCGGGAAACCCCGGACGGCGTACTTGGCCAGCATGTCGGCCTCGGCATCAACCAGGCCTCGGCGCAGTTTGTCCTGCTCCATGTCGAAACGGATGCGCGCGCGCTGCACGCCGTCTGCGAAGTTGGAGCCAGCAATCATCGCCTCCAACTCGATGCGCGCCTGCTCCACCGCCTCATTCACACCGGGAAAGAACTCGTCAAAGAAGGTTTCCACCTCCTTCACCAAGGTGTTGAGGATGTCGCGCCGGCCCTCCAGCACGCCGTCGTAGCCAGCCTGGCGGTCAAGCAGCGGCGTCAGGTCTATCTCGACTGTCTCAGCATCAAAAGCCGCTCCAGGCGAAAACGTCGTGCCGGCTTCGGCCGTCGTGTAGCGGTCGCCATCGTCCGTGCTCAGTGGTGGGTCGGGCAAATCGCCCACCTTGCGGCTGGCCAGGTCGTACCGGGTGTCTGCCTCGGCGTCTTGCTGGGTGGCCAGCGCCAGCATGTCATTGAGAACGCCCGTTGTGAAAGTCGCGGCCACCGATGGGCCGGTGTAGGTGAATGCCATGGTCAAGTCTCCAGAGATTCGGAGCCGCTGACGCCGACGCTTGCGCCCAGTCGTGCCAGTGCGGCGGTAGCGCGCTGGGTCAGCGTGCCCATTTCGTTGTCCAGGATGCCGGCGCGCTCGCGGAACATGAGCAACTTGCGCTGGTCCTCGTTGACCTGCGTGTCGATGGCGTTGCCGCGCTCGTACACCAATCGGGCCAGTTCAGCCTCGTCTGCCGCCATTAGGGTGTCCATGTAGCGGTAGTAGGCGTCCATGTGCGCCCGCTTGTAGTCGGTGATCCGGTCTTGGTCCTCGCTGACCTTGCGGCTCATGGGCAGCAGCGTGCTCAGTAGGAACGCACGCGCAGCCTCCAGAGCCTCGGTCTGCTGGCGGTTGACCTGCTCAAAGCGAATCAGGTCCATGCCTTTCAACTCGCGCAGCCGGATCAACTCTTGGGCACGCGGGTTCTGTGCCATGGCATCGTCGGCTGCCTTCTCTACCGAACGGCGCTGTGCGTCCAGGGCCACGGCCGGGATAGAAATGCCGCGTTCTTCCCATGCGCCGCTGATGCGCTGGCGCACCAGGCCAATGCCGCCTTCGAGCTTCTGGTTGTCAAACGTAGCCGCCACCCGTTCCCAAGCATCAGAGCCGTCCGGGATTTGGTAGAACGGGTAGAAGTCCAGCATGAACGTGCGCAGCATGTCCTTGAGCTGGTCCTGCAGGTGCTGGCGCAGGGCGTCGGCCGCCCCGTCGTTCTCCAGAGCCTCTACGGGTGAAAGCTCGGGGGTGTAGTCGCGCTCGGTCTGGATGTTGGCCATCCAAGTGCGCTGGCCGCCACGCGCTTTGCCGTTGATGTAGCCTGCAGCGTTGTTTCCGGCTTGCAAAAGCTCCTGCAGCCGGGTGTCTTTGGTCTGGCTCTGCTTTTGCGCCTGGTCCCATGCGTCGTTGAACACGCCGGCCACAAAGGCGGCCGACACGCTTGGCCCGCTGTACTCAAATTCCGCCATGCTCAAATCCTCCGAGACAAAGCCACCGGCATGAACTCGATTTTGTCGAGGTCAAAGTCGGAGCCGTTGTTGTTGAACAGCTCAAAGGTGTAGTACGAGCCCTTGAGCCCCTTGCCAAAGTCAAAACGCTGCACCTGTTGTGCGGTGTTCACTGACCGGGCCTGGTAGGTGTAGCTGGTGCCGCCGTCAACCTGGACACGCATCCAGAGCTGGCCGCTGGCTGCGACACCGACGTAGGCGTTCGGCATGGCCTTCTGGCGCGTTGTGCCGAAGTCGTTGGCGCCGAAGTTCACGCTGGCCCGCACCGGCACGCCCTCGTCGTCTGTGCCTTCGAGCAGGTAGATGCCGTCGGCCTTGGCACCAAAGGCCTTGCCGTCGATGATGGCGAAGCTGTTGAAGGCGTAGTTCTCGTAGGCCGTGGTAGCTGCCGTGTCCCAGTCCATCACCCAAACCTGCACGTCGGAATTCAGGCGCACGTCCGGGTGGTACGGATCGTTGCCGGCCACGCCGCCAGGGCCGGTTGTCCCGCCCACAGCGTTGACCACGGGTGCTGCAGAGCCTACGTTGACCACGCTGAACATCGAGGCCAGCCGCTGGCGGGATGCGCTGATGGCGTCGTCGATGGTCACGCTCTCGTCCATGGCTGCGGTGGCCACGTACTCCACTGTCATGAGGGCAGCAACCGTCATGTCCTCGCTCATCACCAGGGCGGTGAGCTTCTGAGGCGCCAGGGTGATCTGGGGCAACATGAACTCGTGCATGAACGCCTGTCCGTTGCCCTCGTAGGCGCTGGCCACGGCGCGCATGGCCGGCAGGGTCAGGGTGGCTTCACCATAGGGCCCTTCGCTGGCGATCATGTCCATGGCCGGGATGTAGAGGGTGGAGAACCCAATCTCGCCTGTCAGGCCGATGCCAACCGCAGACAGGCTGGGCAGCACCAGGGTAGCCAGTGCGTAGGCCGGCACCGGCATACCACCGCTGGCGTTGAGCGTGAAGGTCGGCATCTCCAGCGACGCGGCGCCGTAGACCCGGTTCGACGCCTGCATCGACAGGCTGGGCAGAGTGATCGTGGCCTTGTTGAAGATGCCCGCGCTGATGGTGTAGGTCGGCAGTGTCAGAGTCGCGGTAGCGTAGCCTGCGCCAGCGTAGCCCAGCAGCTCCAGCATCGGCAGGCGCATCCCCACCTCGCCCGTCACCGGGTCGGCCATGCCCGCGCTGACCATGGGCGCGATGGTTGCGTCGGCCAGCATGTCGCCGCCCGAGTACATCGAGGTGTCGAGGAACACCGGGCCATAGCTGGGCTTGGCGCTGGTGTAGACCAGCACGTCGTTCTTGTAGTAGCGCACCGTGTCACCGCGCCGCTCGATCTTGAACACGTCGCTGTCGATCACGAACGGGCCGGAGTAATGCAGCTCTGCGCCGTTCTCGTAGACGCGCGCGATGCCGCCCGAGAAGTACCAGGCGTGCTCAATCTCAAAGTACCCAGGCGACTCGTCGGCATCGTTCAGACCCACCACGATGCCGGTGGCCACCACAGGCGTGAACTCGGCGTAGCCGTCGCCGTTGATGAAGCCGACCGACCGGGCACCAGAGTTCCAGCCCAGGTTGTATTCGTAGGTGGTGACAGAGGGCGACGGCGGCGTTGGCGGTATGCCGGGCGTACCGGGCGATCCCGGCTCGTAGACGGTCCTGGTTGTTTCTACACAAGAGTACGAGCGTACATAAGTGGTGACAGCATCGTCACCCACAAACATGTACTGAGGCGCAGGGTTGGGGTTGTCGAACGTCGGCGTTGGCGTGATCCACTCATACGACCCGCTGCTGCCCGTCACAGGGACCAATCGCACAGCGCAAACAGTCTCTGTCGTCGTGTAACTGCGCGGCGGCGTCGCTGGTGTCGGTGGCACTCCGTCGTCGCCAGGCGCTCCAGGCGTGACAACGGTGTTGGTGGTTTTTAGGAGGACGGTGCGATCAGTCATGGCGTTTCCGTCTTAATGGTTTCGATGGTCCCGATGTGGTCGGTCCAGAAAAGGCCGGGTGGCGGCGGCGGCGGCGGTGGAGGTGGCACGTAGCTTTCGAGGACGATGTAGTCCACATAGAGCCCCGCCGATGCGTCGGTCCTGAACTGCACTTCGTCAATGTTCAGAAGGTTAGCTCCGCCTGTAGGACTGGAGGGGAAGGTTACAGCCACCACACCATCGACAGATGCGACTATGACCGACCCACTGAAGTCCAATACGACTTCACTGAACGTGCCTGTGGTACTAACAAGGTAGCCAGGCGCGTTGTAGTCAACGTACTCAGACCATGACGGCGGCGCAGGGAATGTGGTGGCCACTTCTGCTGCGACACCGACAAACGTGTACGGACCAAAAGGCTCTGCGCCATTTTGTATTTCTAGCGTCAGGTCGGCGTAGCAAAATTGATCGGTGCTGGCGGTACTATCGAAAACCGACAAATACATACTGACGACACCACCGTTCGGGCCGTACCCCGTGCTCACCGCCGTGTCGTGACGAACACCAAAGCGGATACGATTGACACCAGTTGCCACTCCCGCGTCTTCGCTGAATTTGCGCATGATGCCGGCGCTGCTTGTAGCGCCACCAGACACCGGCATGGTGTCGCCCGACACCCACACCCAGCCAGCAGGCGAGGTGTTTGGGGCCCTGCCTTCTGGTGCGGTCGTAAAGTCTTCGCGCAGAAGCTCAGTCATGTTTATTCTTCCTCATACGGTATGCGCTGGTCAAAGCGCCAGGGCGACTCTATGGACAGCGGAGAGGGGATGTCTTCGGGCCCCAACACGCGCAGTTGGCCAAAGTTGTTGTCGGGCACGGCATCGGCCAAGTCGTCCTCCATACGGAAGGCTTCTTCCGATGGGGCCAGCCGGCTGACGCGAAGCCAGTTGATGCCGTCGTCGCGGGATTCGTAGAGGTCATAGCTGCCACCGCCCCAGACGGGGAGCACCACACGGCCGGCTTTTGAGCTTGTGCGCTTGGCGATCACCTTGAAGTGCCCGGTGAAGAAGCTGGTTGGAGCGGCGCCTGTAGGCAGTCCAACTTTGGGCACGCAGGTCCAGGTGGCCCCGCCGTCGCTGGAGCGGATGATGTTCCATAGGTTGTCCGTGCCGTAGCCAGGGCTGCGTGTCTTGGCCAGCAGGCGGTTCTGGCCCAGGTAGACCATGTTCTCGATGCGCACCGGCTCGCCGGGGTTGTCCTCCAGCAGCGCGGGAAAGGCGATCTGTGAGTAGGACAGCCCGCCGTCAGCGGATCGGTACATCTCACCCTGGGGCACCATCGTGCCGCTGACATCCTTGTATTGCACCAGGGCCACCACCATCACGCTGGGCGACACCACAGTGATGATCGTGGACACGCTGATGTTGAGCAGCGCGGTGTTGAGGTCGCACTTGTAGTCTTTGGGCCAGTACAGATAGCCCTCGGGCGTTGCGCCTGGGCTTCTCGTCGCGGGCGGGCTGGGCAGGTTGGCTTTGATCGCGGGGATCGTGCCCACCTGCCATGTGGCGCCGTTGTCCGCCGACTTGTAGAAAAGCACGTCACCGCCCGAATAGGCCGCGCCCGCATAGCGCCTGGGCGAGAACAGCAGGCTCGCCAGCATGTAGTAGCTTTGCGGGCCGATGGTGGTCAATGCGGCCAGGGCAAGCGGCTTGCCTTCCGTGCCAGAAAGTCGGGGGATGTTGAACTCGGTGGCGCCCTCGCGCGTCGCGCGGATCACGCGCAGATCGGAAATCTTGGCGCTCCAGTCGTCGGTGCTGGCGCCCCAGGCGTGGGTGACAAGAAACCACCCAGGCGCCATGCTTGGACCGAAGCCAGAGGGTGTTTCGCGGTAGCGGCTCAGAACGTTGAACCCGTCAAACTCACCATCTCCGCCGCCCAGCGCAGACTCCGCGTACTGCACATCGCGGACCACTACATCACCGCTGACTGCGGCGCTGCGCCCCGCGCGGCCTTTGAAGAATGCCAGGGTCAGGGTGTAGCGCCGAGAAAACGTGGTGAAGTTCTCCCCGCTGACCACGGGGTATTCACCGAAGTCCGACCCACCCGAAAGGTCGTAGGGCTGCGGGATCGCCTGGGTGGCGTCAACGAACTGGTCTTTGCCAATGGGGGCGTAAATCACGTCGGCATACCGGCTGAATGACTGCCTGTAGTCCTCGGCGGCCCATGTCTCGTACCTTTGGACGCCGCCTTTGCGCAGGTTGCCGCTGATGAAGTACGCCGGCTGGTCTTCCTCAATGGTTGTCTCGCTGAACTCCCCGATCTTGCGGGCCGTGGTGTTGCCGTTGACTTGTTTAGAGAACGGCAGGCCGAGGGTCTGGACAGTGCCCAGGCCCTTGTCACCGTCAAAGTTGCGGCCACCCCACCGCTTCGGCCAGAAGTCCATCGGGTTTCATCGCTCAGAACGCAGGCTGGACAATGGCGTAGTAGTCGATGGTCTGGGTGGCGCCGCTGGTCAGGGCCACGCTGGACAGGTTCAGCTCAGCGCCGGCCACAGCCACACGGCCCTGGAGGCGGCGCTGGGTGGTGGAGCTGGTACCGTCGTCGCCCGTGGCCACATGGCGGAAGTAGCCAGCCGTGCCGGTGGCTGCGTTGGTGCCGCTCCACACCTCGCTCGACTTCTTGGACAGCACGCCGTCCACGGGGTCGTCTTCGAAGGTGATGCCGGTGCCAGTGCTGTTGTTGCTAATCGTGACCAACAGCGTGCCGGTCACAGCGTCGTTGGCGCTGGCGGGCTCGGTGCCCGTGTAGATTTTGATGAGGCCACCGTCCAGGGCCTCCTTCAGTGCGGTGGCGTCCAAGACGGCATTACGCATCCCGGTCGAGAGCTTAAGCATTTCCTTCTCCTTCAAAAACAAGGTGCTTGGTGACTTTTGCCCAGTTCTGGCCTGTAGCTATGGCGCTGACTGTGCTTTGGTGAATAGAGAAACTCGCTGCAATTGAGCTTTGGGTTTCTCCAGCGCGTGCGCGCTTGAAAATCTCGATGACTTGAGCGGCCTTGAGCTTTGAGCGTGATTCGATTGTTTTCAGCGAGGCCACGCGGCCACGTTGCGCTTCGGAAATCTTCTTTCTGGCTTCCGGCGTGTGCGTCTGGCCCTTTTTCATCTGGCTGATGAAGGGACCAAACCAATCGGGCATCTTTCGCCCCGTCCGGTTTTCCGACCACATCTTTCGAGTCTCAGCAGAGAACGTCTGCTTGGCGCGCTTTTCTCTGATCTTGGCGCGTGATTCTTCGGTGTGTTTGTAGCCGAGGACACCGCCAGCAGTCGGGGCTGCGTTATAGCCACGCTCACGGTTGCAGGCGTCGTATGCGTCGATAGCAATTTGCTCGTACATCAAGCGCTGCTCAACTGAGCACACGATGATCGGTTTGAACTCAAACGCTCCAGCCCCTTCTTTGTCCCATGCGGATTGAAGGTGAGCACAGTGGTGCCGGCCATTCCGCAACTGCGACATGTGCACCCGCTTGCGAGCTACAAAGTCCACCGCCGACCCGACGTAGACCTTGTTGGTTCGCAGGTTTTGTATGACGTAGACGCCTGATTTCATAGCGGTCAGATGGATGCGAAGGTGAAGCCGGCCGTCACGCGCAGCACATCGCCGTCGTCCAAGGCCTTGGGGGTGGTGAACTTGATGACGCTGGCCAGCACGCCGGTCGTGGCGCCTTTGCCGCTGGCGCTGCTGATGAAGCCGCCACGGATCGTCTTGGTGGCGCTGGCCGTGAACTCGGCGGGGCTGGCGCTGTTGTTGACCGCGCCTCCGCTGACACTGCCCAGCACCAAGGCTTCGCGGGTAGCCTCGTCGTAGGCCGTCACTTCAGTGGCAGCAGCCGGGAGACTTGAGGCGGTGTCGGAGAGCTGCGGGGTGTAGTTGCCCTCGAACAGGCCGACGTACCACGTGCCGACCTGGGCCACGCCCTTGAGCGCGACACCGGCAAAGTGGTTCAGGCCTTCCAGCGGGACGAGGTTGTGCGTGACCTCCTGGTCGATGACCACGCCGTTGCGGATGTGCTCGACCACATAGGTGAAGCCGGGGCGGAGGGTTTCTTGGAGGTTCATTTCACAGTTCCTTTGCGGATGACTTCGGCGTCCATGTAGGAGCCGACGGATGCGCCACTGACGTTGGTGCCAAAGGTGGCGGCAACTGCTTTGCCCATGCCGTCGCGGTCGACAAACACGGTTGCGCCAGCCAGGGCGCCCATGGCGTTGATGGCTTTGGACATGGGGGTTGCCGCCTGGCCTTCGCCTGCTTTGACGATGCCCTGCGAGCTGGACCACATCACAGCCTTCTCGTCGGGGTGGCGGAAGTCGCTACGGGGGTTAGCGCCAAAGGGCAGCACTTCCAGCAGTGTGGTGTCGGCCAGGTCGCCGGCCAGCCAGTAGGTTTTCTCGGCGCATAGCCACACGCCTGTGTCCATCGGGACCACCAGGGTGATGGGCTCGGCCGTGACGATCCAGTTGCGGTCAGGGCGGTACAGGTGCTCGCTGTAGGGCTCGCTGAAAAACAGGGTGTTGCCCTGCACCGTCAGCAGCCGACCTTTGTAGTGGCGCACGATGGTGCCGAAGGGCGTCGAGGCCAGCATGTAGGCTGCGCTGTTGATCTGTTCGGTGGTTGCGCCGCCCCACCCTTCCACATGACCAGTGGGTGTGATCCGTCCGCCTTGCACGCCGTTGGACCACCAGACTTCATCACGCACGGGCTGATAGGACACGGCCTGGCCAGCGATCAGGTCGGTGCGCACTTGGGTCTTGGTGCCGCTTGGGTTGAAGCGGTTGAGCACCGTACCGTCCACAAAGAACGTGCCCAGCGGGCAGGAAAACAGCGAATGGCAGTCGGTGCCGGTCAGCGCGCGGTCTGTGCCAGGGCGGCGCTTGATGGTGCCGGCCTGGGTGATGTCGACGTTGACCGCAGAGCGCAGCCAGTCGCCATCCTCGCCACGCAGCCGGGCATCGGGCAGCTTGGTGTTCATGCCCTTGAACGGGCCGATGGTGCTGGGTTCCGCCATCACCAGCCCCCATTCATGCGGACCACGTGGGGCCTGCGGTCGTTGCGGTTGCGTCGGACCTTGGCGGTCGGGCGCTCGCCAAAGGCGGCAATGAAGCGTCCCTCGTAGCGGTCGGCTTCTGCCTCATCCAGCGTGTCGGCATCGCGCTTGAGGTAGGCGCAGCGGTACACCCAGTGCTTCAGGCGCTCGTGGTAGATCGTCTTGAGTTCTGGTTCTTCGGTATCAGCATCAACGGTCAGGGGCGCCAGGGGCGTGCGGTAGACCGTCAGGCGCACCGTGCCGGCCTCGGTAGGCTCGGGCAGGATGCGGATTTCGGAGGCGTTGCCGTTGATGATGAACTTCTGCGGCTCGGGGCCGGTCAGGGCCTCCCAACTGGCGCCGCTTTCGTCCTCGGCCTCGATGCTGGTCTGGTGCATCACTTTGCCGCCAAAGGTGGCGCGCTTGACACCAATCACACTGGCGTGCAGCGCGTAGGTGCTGGTGCCGGGCACCAAGGTGATTTCGCAGCAGTCGTCGGTCGTGCTGTCTTCAATCAGCAGCGCACGTTCGGCGGCCTCATTCACCGCGTCGTTCAGGTAACGAACGATGTCCTCGTCAGACCACAGGTACGGCGCTTCACCGTCACTCAGGTCTGAGCGGAACGCGGTGATGAAGCCGGCCACGTCCATGTCAGTCGTCCTCGCCTTCGCTCAGGGCGGCAGCAGAGACTTCGGCCCACACAGCATCGACTTCGGAGCGCGAAGCCTGAAAGCCCAACTTGGCGTTGACCTTGCGCAGGTCGGGCTTGCCGTCTGCGTTGAAGTCGCCTTCGTCGTTGCCGTCCAGCATGGCCTTGAGCACCTTGGCGATGGTGGCCTTGCGGTCAAACTGGGCAATTTCTGGCTTGGCGTCCAGCATGACAGCCTGCTCAGGCGTGAGCGAGCCTGGGATGGCACCCTTGGAGATGGCTTCCCGGTGAAACATGGGGTCCAGCTCCACGCCTTCCATGGGGACAACAGCCGTGTGGCCAGTCACCAGAGACACGTGGATCGGTTCTTCGGTCGGGCTGCGGAATTTCATGATTTTTGTCCTCAAAAAACCCGGTGGGGATCAAGCCACCGGGATTAAAAGGGCCGGTGAAGGCCCACCACAGGGAGACAACTGTGAAGCGATCAGCCTTGGCTGAAGGCAGCGCGACCGATGACGTAGTACTGAACTTCCAGGCGCACTTTGCCGGTGGTCGGAGTGCCGCCACCAGAGGTCCAGGTCACAGTCAGCGACGGCTGGGTGGTGGTGTGCACAAAGCCGGTGGGTACCAAAGGCACGCGAGCGGCCAGGGCGCGGATGTTGCCGTCCGTCAGGTAGCGGGTGGCCGAACTGGCGTCGCCCACATCCATCACGTCGGTGGAGGTGGAGTTCCAGGCTTCGGTCGTGACCAGTGCGCCACTGACAATGACAGCGCCAGCAGGCAGGTCCAGAGCGGCTTGAGCCACGTTGGTGGCAACGTCGGCCAAGTTGATGTCCACATGGGCGGACACGAGTTCTTGGCGGGCGGGGTTCTTGGTGATAGGCATGTGAATGCTCCTTGCAACATCAATGGGAGGGGGGTGAATGTGTCAGGGGAGGCGCTATTGGCCTCCCCTTGGTTCTGCTTACTGCAGGTAGTGGTCGCAGGTCAGGACGCCGAAGTCCTCGACCGACCCGTTGTGGATCGAGTAGAACTTGGGCTTCAGGAGGCCCATCATCTTGTCGATGTTGATGCCCTGCTGGCTGTCGTACTGGAACATCTTCTCGGTCCACTCGGGAGCACCCAAGTCGGCCATGCCCAGAGCCTGCGCACCGCACAGCATGGTGCGGGTGCCGTTGACTGCACCACCGGAACCCCACTTCGAGCCCGATGCGGCGCCCTTGGTGTTGTAGACCAGGTTGTGCTCGTGGATCACAGCACCGTCCACGGTCACGGTAGCACCAGTGAACCATGGGCTGTCCATGCCGGCCTTGGTCGCCACGGCCACCACAGCGCGCTGGTAATCCGCATCCTTCTTCAGGGCGGCCAGGGTCTGCGGGTGCACGAACAGGACGTAGTAGTCCTTGCCACCCGACTTCAGCGGCTTGATGTAGTTTTCCTTCGCATAAGCGATCAGGTCCACGATCATCGTGTACTTGGGCACATAGGCGGAGGTGATGTTGCCAGTGACCGAAGTGGCCAGGCTGGTGCCATCAAACATCAGCGAGCGCTTGGAGGTTGGGGCCGACACGTCGGCCGCAAACGCCAGGTTGGGGAACGGCGAGTTGGTGCGGGGGGCGCCGTTGTTCTTGAAGGCGTAGCTGATGCCGGCCATGGTCAAGAACGCCAGTTGGTCGCAGCGGTTGGCCAGCCAGTAGGCCAGGCGGTCTTTGCCCATCTGGCGGAAGTTGATGACCGTCTTTTGCTCAGCCAGCTTGCCCTTGTTGCGCACAGAGTGGGTCAACAGGTCAATGGTGATTTCCTGGCTGTACGACTGCATGGCTTCTTCGTTGCCTTCGCGTTCGTTGTCGCCAATCACACCGTCTTCGACCAGATCGGCAACGAGGTGCATCAGCACTTTCTCGCCCTTTTCGGTCTTGGTCAGCTCGGTGATGCGCTGGATCAGCGCGTTCTGGCCGGTGCCGATGAAGTTCTTGATGAACATCTGATCGCGCGCAGCGGACCAGACATCGCGGGACCAAACGTATTTCTGCTGGGGCGTGAGAGCCGCAAAATTGGTAAGCATTCCATGCTCCTTGAATGAAAGACAAAACGGGGTTCAGGCGTTTCGCTGCCAAAGCGGAGACATGGCTGGTGGGGCGGCCAAGGGCGCCGTGCGTTTACCGCCTGCACAGGGCGAAGTCCATCCGTTGAGTGATTCGTCGGGGTCAGCAGGTGGATGAATCCTGCTGCCCCGCCTGGCCTGCTGACTTAGCCCAGATCGCCTCGGAGCTTGGCCTTCTCGGTTTCGCTCAGAGCATCAAACTGCTCGTCCGTCAGCTTTGCGACATCGACGGCGCCCGCCGTTGCCCGGTTGCCAATTCCGGCTTGCACTGCTGGGGCCTGGGCATCTGCTGCCTTGGCGCCGCGTGCAATCGCATTTGCAGTACGAGTGTCAACTGGTGTTTTCACGCCATCAACTTTAGGTGGGGTCAGATCGACTTCAGGGGTCGAATTTCGGGGCGATCTTGTCCACTGCGAGCTGCAGCGCCTTGGCCGGTGCCNTGCCGCGCGCGATGTTGGCGTCGCGGCTGGCTTTGATGAGGTCCAGGGCGTCGGCGCCTTCGGGCGTGTTCAGGTAGGGCCAGGTTTCCACGGCGCGGTCGGCCACGGTCTGTAGGTCCACGCGCGCGGCCGCCTCGCGCTGCATGGCCATGGCCTGCTGGGCGGCCTCGTTTGCGAGCTGGCGGTTGATCTGGCTGCGTAGCTTGGTGGCCTCGGCTGTTTCGCCCTCCATCAGCAGCTCGATGTACTTCTGCTCGGCGGCGTCCACATCAAACTCGGGCGCAGCGGGTGCGGCCGGCGTCGGGGCAGGTGCAGCAGTGGCCGGCTGCATCTTGAGCGCGTCCAGCTCGCGCTGCAGGGCTTCGGCACGGGCTTCGGCCTCCTTGCGGGCTTCGTTGACCTCGTTGAAGCGAGACTTGGGGATGCCGGCCGGCTTGCCTGCCGTGTCCTCGTGTTCTTCTTCAGCGGCTGCGGGGGCTGCTGGAGCCGGTGCGGGCGCCTCGTCGGTGGTGGGCGTGAAGTTGTCGCCCCGGTCCTCGTCTGCGCCAGCGTCGGCCTCGTTGGGGTTGGTGGCGTCAATGACTTCGCCGCCCAGATCGTCACCGTCACCGTCGATGGGCTTGCGCAGGACGTGGAAGGCAGAGAGGCGGCGCTGCAGTTCTTTGATGTTCATGGTGTGCTCCTGTGGGTTGTGGGTGATCTGTTCAGGTCCGGGCTTGCTCGCGCGCAATGGCACGCACCACGCCTCGGAAAATGAAGTCCTTCAGCTTCTGCTCTTGCGGCAGGTCGGTGAACGGCACCAGGCAGGGGTGCTCCTTCTTGATGGGGTCTTTGACGCGGCCATAGGTCCAGCCCTCGGCCAGCTTGTGCTTGGCCCAAGCCTCGTGGCCGGCCGAAGCGCCCGCGTCTGGGTTGGCCAGGTGCAACTTGACGCCCTCGATGGCGCTTTCTTGCTGCCAGCGGGGCGCCTTCTCCCATGTGGTCTGGGTCTTGTCGCCCAAGCCCTCGCAATAGGCCGTGTTGACCTCGTGGGCCACACGGGCGATGGCGAGCACCAGCGGGTCGGCCTCTATGGGCTCGTCGGGCACTTGGGCAGCCAGGGCCACGGCGCTTGCTGCGTTGGCGATGGGGTGAAGTTGGTTTGCCATTGGCGTTTTCTCCTGTGGTGGGAATCGTTGTCAGTCGGCAGCCGCTGTTTCGATGCCAGCGGTCATGCCTTCAGCGGCGCTCATGGGCTGCTCAGGGTTGAGCGGCGTCAGTGGGTTGGTGTTGGTGGGCATGTCCAGGCCGGTCACGCCTGCGGGCGCCTCGGGCACGATCGGCGCGGCGTCCTTGTCCACGTAGCCGGCAGAGCGCAGTAGGGAATCGGCCAGGCCAGCGGTGGCCGGGGTCTGCGTGATGACCTGGGCCGTCTGGATGGCGCTGAACTGGGCTTCCACCGCTTTTGCGGCTGTCTCGGTCACGGTCTTGTCGGCTTGCGCGTTGAGCAAGCGGGCCTTGGCCTCCAGCGTCGGGTCGGTCGGCTGCTCTTGGCTCTGCATCTGCTCCAGAATCTCGTGCTTGTCCGAGAGGTTGCTGTAGCGAATGACGGTCGCATCAGGAATGGCGATGCCTTCCTTGCGCATTTCAAGGGCCTGCTGGAACTGGGTATTCTCGAACGTCACCTGCATCGGCTGCTCAGTCACCACCACGTCGTAGGTGCCCAGCGTGATGTCGTTGAGGTACTGGCCGGTGGCGGGGTCGAACTTGTTCAGCTCCAGCACTTCCTCCACGTCGCGCCCGGTGATCGGGTCTTGCTCGGTGATGCGGAAGATGCGGTAGCTGTCGTAGTACCGCTGAACCAGCTTCAGGATGCGCTGGGCCAGCAGGTTGCGGGTGTAGGTCAGGTTGTCCAGGGGGACGGCCAACTGCTGCTGGCTGGCGTGCTGCTTGGCCTGAATGGCAATGCCGCTGACCTCGGCGCCTTTGTTGCCGCGCATGGCCTCGGGCACCGTCACATCCTTCAAGGCCTGGGTGGCGCGGTCGATCAGGCGGTCTACCCCAGTGGGCACCGAGTTAGCTGTGATCTTCTGCGGGGCGTTGGAGCCTTTCTTGTGCTCCAGCACTAGGCCAGTCTCAGCGCCGCGCTGCTCCAATTCCTCGCTGTCCATGTTGGTCAGCGATTCTTCTTCGATGATCCAGCCGCTGTTTGCGCTCGTGTTGATGATGTGCACGAACTGGCTGACCGACTTGTTCAGCGCCTCCTGCGGGCCGATGGCGTTGTCCACCAGGCCGCGCGTCTGCCCACGGCGGAAGTAGGCAAAGTACGGCACGATGGTGAAGTGCTCATAGGGGCTGAAGGCTTCGTGCAGGGTCTTGCTGTAGGTCGTGACGATCCACTTGATGCGCTTGCGCATACGCATGGCGGGTTGCGCGCCGGCAGCCAGGGCAGCGTCTTGCTGCTCTTTGGTCATGTGGTCCATGATCTGCACGTCGCCGGTATCGGGCATCACCAGGCACTTGGTGCGCTCATACACCCACTTCTGGCGGTCAATGACGCGGTAACGCTTGATGCCATCGCCTGCGTCGTTGTAGGCGTCGGCCAGGCCCATGGTGGTGTCCATGCCGAACTTGGGGCGCTCCACGTCCTCGCCGTCCAGGTCGCCAAAGTCTTCTCCGCTGTCGTTGGATTTCTTGGCGATTTCCAGGGCCTTCTGACCGTACATGCCGCCGATTTCAGGCTCGGTCAGCCAGAGGGTCACGATCACGTCGCCCCAGGTGTCGGGGTCGTACTGCTTGGCGTCCGGGTCCGGGATCACGTCACGCGGGTCGTGGGTGGCCACCTCGATGTCCCCCTTGACGTTGCTGTCGAAGTTCATGCGCAGCTCAAAGTAGCCGCGCTGCTCGATCAGGCCATCGGTGTAGACCTGCGTTTCCTTCCAGTGCATCCGGGTCTGGTCACACACCTGCTTGACCACCTTGGACAGCAAGGTAGCCGTGGCCATGTCAGCCTTGCCGCCACGCGGGCGAAAGGCGATGTCCATGCGGTTCTGAATCTGGTGCCCGATGGCAGCGTTCGTGCTGGGCATGATTTCGTTGAACTCGTAGAACGGGCGGCGCTGGGCGCGCAGCACGGCTTTGTCGGCCTCGCTCCACTGGCTGCCACCGCCCAGGTACATGCCTTCGCACTTCTGCGCCTGCTCCATGTACTCCACATGGCCGCGATCCTTGGCATATAAGTAGCGCGCCCAGTTCTCTTTTGCGTTTTCGTCCATGGTGTTCATGCGGCCTGGGCCGATCCTCCGGTTCGGGTGTTCATCGTCTTGAGGCGGTCGCGCCAGCTCTTGGGGCGCTCGCCCTTGCCGTAAGATTTCTCGGTAGCCCTGCGCGAACTGGCGGTAAGGCGTCTGCGGGGTTGGATGCGGCGTCGTGGCGCGGGTAGTCAGACCACACGCCCAGCCGGCGATTCCATTCCTTGCGGTAGCTCTGCAAGCCGGCCAGCCCATCAGCGCAGCCGCGCTCGTCAAACCAGCAGTTGGGCAGCACTTGGCGCACAAGCTGAATGCCAGTGGTCACGCTGGGAATGCGCTCGACAATCTCAATGTTCTTCAGGCCCAAATCACCTAGCATGTCGCCGTAGCTTTTGGTGCTGGTGGCCTGGATGCGCCTGGCGTTGCCGTCGTGGGGCAGGTAGTGGCGGCCCCAGATGTAGCCGCGTCGCTGCATTTCGGCCACGTAGTGGGATGGTGGCTCGCCTGAGTTGGCGTAGTAGCCGATGAAGGCGTGGCGCAGGCCGACTTTCTGGTGGAACCAGATTGCAGTCTCGTCGTTGAGGCCGATGTCCCAAAACGTGTCAACCGGGATGCCTGGGCTGTAGGGCACCACGGTGATGCGCCCCTCTTTGCGTGCGGCAGCCAGTTGGGTGGCGTAGTAGCAGCCCTCGGTGGACACCTGGAACGCTTCCTCGGGTGTCGATGGGTACTCCTGCCACATCGCATCGGGCTCGCCAGCAAAGTCTGTTTGTCGGGTGGCCACGTACCATGCCCGCTGCTCTGCGCTGATGGTGGCTGCCTGCGATGCCTCGATCTTGTCGAAATACTCGTTGTCGCGGTCGGTGATGATGACGCCGGCCGGGTTCATGCGGTACTCGGGCGCTTGCCACCAGGGGAAGAAGTGAAAGCGGTAGTCCCGCTCGGTCAACTGCTTGCGCTGTTCGTGCAGCGCCTGCGACTGCTGCGACATGGCGTAGAAGTGCCCTTCCCTGCCTTCGGCGGTTGACTCGATCACCAGCAGGCCATTGATGGGCACAGCCGGGATGGAGCCGGTAACAACCTCTTTGGCCTTCTCGGGGAACTTTGCGCAAATCTTGCCAAACTCGGACACATGCAGCCGGTGGATGGTCCCTGACCGCATCGAGGTGGCCACACGGATGCTGCTGTTGTTGTGTTCAAACAGAAGCTCGGTCGCGCTGTCCCGCTTGAGGGGGAAGCGCTCGCGGATTTGAGCGGGCAGGTTGTCGTAGGCAAACCGCACCTTGTCGCGGAAGATGGCCTCGGCCGCCTCGCGGTCTTGGGCGATGATGCCGCACCGCTGGTTGGAGTTGAACAGCGCGTGATCCAACCAGAGGATGGCCGTCAGCGTCGTGAAGCCCAACTGCCGGGCTTTGAGGATGAGATTGCGGTGCCAGAGCCGGTCAATGAACCGGCGCTGCGCCAGGTTGGGCATGAATGGCAAAACGGTCACGTCGCCGCTGTCACCATCGCCCTTAATCATGATTTTGTAGAGCGCGCCGCTGTGAATGCGCCACTCCTGGTCGGCCAGGCACTTGGCCAACTCCGCCTTTGTAGTGGGCAGGGGCGCCAGCGGGGTGTCGTGCACGATCTGTGTCATGCCTTACTCGCCCACATGGTCCGGGTCTTCCCGCACTGGTTTCAGGGAGCTGGAGTTGCCTGATGCGATGCCGTGCAGAAGCGCCTTGAGGGCGTCGTCCTGCTGGGGTGGGGCATTGTCCAGGTCGTTCGCTTGGCGCTCCATGGCGTGCACCTTGGTGAAGGCTTCGGCCAGCGTCTTGATGGAGTTGATGCGGGCGTGCACATCAAGCGCTTTGCGAACGGTTGCACGAGCCTTGGCAACATCCACCGGCTGGGCGTCTTCGCCCGCCAGTATCTCGGCCAGCAGCTCCTGTTCCTCGGCCAGCATCTTGATGCTGCCCAACTCAGTCAGCAGGTCGATGGCCGTGGCGCGCACATCTTTGGCGTCTGTCCGATGGCCCAAAATCACCTGCTTGTTGACCTCGGCCGCAACAGCAACGGTTTCTGTTACGTCCTTTTGCGCCTTTGTTACCGTTTCCTGTAACAAAGCTGCGTTGGTGGCTTGCTTGATGACTTCGCGCAGGTCTTTGGTCCACGCGTACTTCTTGGCCTTGCGACTGATTTCAGCGTAAGACGGGCCGTGTTTTGTGGCCAACTCTCGCAGTGTGAACTTCCCCGTGCGGTAGTCCCTCTCTACTGCATCCCAATCCACGCGCCGACGTGCAGGAGCCGCTGCGGCTGTTGAGCGGGCAGCAGGAGACTTGGCGGCGGGTTTCGCCTTCTTGGGCGATGGTGCGTTTGCCATAGTCCCGGATGCTGCCGGGGCCTACGCAGTACGCAAAACTTAGGTGGGGTCAGATGGGGGTGATGGTGGCCCTGAGCGGCTCGGGGCGCTGGTGCAACCTGTCGGGCGGGCTCTCTCACTGCGCTTGAGCACCTTGCTTGTCACCATCGGGTCAACCGGCTTGGCGCGTCCCCCAGGAACCCCCAGAGGCAAGTCGGCTGGCCTGATGGCCCCGCCATGGTGGGCGGGTGCTGGGATTATGCCGTGGGCGCCGCCAGGCTCATACCCAGACGGTAGCCAACCTCAGACAAAGCGCGCTCAATTATCTCGACTGAGGCGTAACCACAGCCGTAGATGCCAAGTAGCTGGCTTCTCCGTTTGCTGGCAAGCTCGCCAATGGTCTTGATTTCAGCACCTAAAACACAGTGCAATGCACGAGCCTGGCCCTTGGTTCTGCGTGGGTCGCTGAATGCCGGAAGACAACTGACTGGCAAATCTGGGGCGATTTTGACTGTAGCCACTGAAATTGCCGGGAGCTTCAGTGCGGTCGGCCTTATTCCTGCTGCTTCGCCAGCCCACACACCGAAAAGCGGGTTTGCGCCAGAAGGCGACAAAGGCTTTTTCTTGGCGCCTTTTTTTCTAGGCGTGTATGGGCGTCCTGTTGAGGCATATAGCGCCACCACTTCTCGGCGGCAGTTGGCGCTTTGTATTTGGCTTGACCCTTCAAGCAACTCCACGCTACCAGCATGAACTCGTCTGAAAAGCATCTCGGCTGAGTAGCCGGCGCCAAGTATTTGCCCCAAAGTGGCAGGGCCATGATTTTCAAGCCACTGCTGCATCGCTGGCCTTGCCCCCATGGTCAACCCCCGCCCTGCTCGTCGTGCTTGAACGTCCAGCTCATGGCGCCAAACGCAAACAGCAGGCCGGCGAGCTGCTTGGACAGGGCCAAGGCCTCGCGCGGGGTCAGGTTTGTCACCACGTCGTCGCCAATTTCCAGCTTGAGGCGGCCATGGGGCAGGCTGGTGGTGCTCACGGGGCGGTCGACGGTCTGGTCGATGGGCTCGTAGTAGCCGTTGGCCACGGCGCGAATCAAGCCCTCGGCCCTCAATTCCTTGAGGGTGGCGTCCACGATGGGCATGGCCAGGCCAGAAATCTCAATCACACGGTGGCGGCTCGCGGCCTGGTTGTGCTCGGTCAGGGATGTGACCGCCTGGAGCACGATCTGCTTGTTGGCGCGCTTGGGGTTCGAGGTCGCTTTCATCATCAGGGGTTTCCTCGGTTGGATCAAAGGTCTATGACTTCAACGTCATGCGGGCGGCGCTTGCCGGCCACGATGTCGGCTATGCGCTGCTCAGTGAGGCGGTGGGCGCGGATCATCTGCCGGGCGGGGAGCGCCTGCAGGATGGCGGCGTAGTCTTCAAGAATGGCGCGAACGGCTTGGATGCCTTTGGCGTCCAGACGGATGTGCCCACCGGCCCGGTGACGCTTGCCTGCCATGGCCGAGGGCGGTGATTGCATCCATCAGCAGGCCACTTTCGTCGGTCACGTCCACCGTGGCTGCCATCGCAGTCCAGCCACGGGCCTCGGGTGGTCAGGGTTTCCATCAGGTTCACCGCGTCACTGCAAACCCGCCAGTCGTTCGTGGTGGGCTCGGGCGCCTTTTCCAGGGCGGCCAGGCCTTCCCACATCGCTGTGAGTTGGTATGCGATCTTGTCCTTGGGCAGCAGCTCGGTCGGGCTTGCGGCCAGCTCAGTCCAGTGGTCGTAGGTGCGGACAACGTGCAACCGGTGGGCACGCTTGCGGGCGTAGGCGGTGGTCTTCTTCATTTCCCGTCATCCTGCTGTTTGTCGATTTCTTCAATCGTGCGCATGAGGTATGCGCATAAATCAAGCCCTTCTTCCAGGGCGTGCACCAACCATTGCCGGTGAGACAGCGGGTTGCCGCGCAGTGTTGTGCCGTACTTCTTGACACCAACCTGCTGTCTGAGCGCGATCATTTCGCACAGGCGGGCTTCGGTTCCGGTGGCCTGAGGCTTATCGGCCTGCTCCACCGCGTCCCGCAGCCACTTCGACCCGCCTAATCGCAAAAATGCGATGTGATGGGCCTCGGTCCAGCGGACGTTGACGCCGGGGGTGTCGGCGGTTTTCTTCACGATCTGGCGCGGCCGGATGCCGGTTAACTCTGACTTGGGCTGGCTCATGCGCGCTTTCTCCCGGTGTCGTTGGCGGCCAGGCCGGTGAACAGGCCAGCAAAGGGGTTTCCAAAGTCTTGTGCCCAGGATTTGCCCGACTTGATGCGGGCGATCATGGTGCGGGTGACGCCGTAGCGTTCGGCCAGCACCGGGCCTGATTCCTCGCTCATGCGGATTTCAATGGCTTGCTCTTGGTTGATCTTGCCCACTGATGCTCGGCGGGCTTTGGTGATCTTGGCAATGCGCATCTGGTTTGTGGGGGCCAGCGACACCTGCTTGCCCATGTGGCTGTGATGCTGTTTCGCGGTGCGCTGGACGATGTGGGTCAGCTCTACGCAAGTGGGGTTCCCGCAACGGGCGGCGGTGTAGCAGCCCAAAGGCGGCACGCCGCTGAGCCTGAGCACCAGCTTGCGAACCTGAATGAACTTACCGTCGTGGTAAACCATGGGTACGCCGTTGCCCAGGTATTTGCCCCAAAGCAGGCAGTCGCCTTCTTCAGTTGTCCAGGCGCGCAGGCTTTCAAGGGTGTGAATGGTGTTGGTGCGGGTCATGGCTGCGGTACGTTTTTTGGCCAAAGGCCAGCGGCTTGAATGCGACGGCGGGTGTCTGCCGCCCAGGCGGCTTCAAGTTCTTTGCGGACGGCTTTGGTGAACAGCGCGCCCTGATCCAGCAGGGAATGGCATCCACGCACACCAGGGCGGTCTGCGCAGGCCGGAAACAACTCCAAATCGCTCGCCTTGATGCCCATGCCTTTGCCTTCGCTGCCGTGGGCGGCTTGCGACTGGCCGGGCACGCCACAGATCACGCAAGGCAATGCGGCCACCAGGCGCCGGTATTCCTCCGACCGAATTGGCTTGTCTTTGTGCACCGCCTCGGCCGGCGTTTGCGACACAGGCGCCATCACAGCCTTGCGGACAGCCGGGTGCACCTTGGCGGGTAAGTGCTCGCGCGCGCGGTC